ATAATTGGAACTGTGGAATCTGCTATTTTAAAGTCATCAATTCTCTGGCAGGGTACCGTGAACCGGATGAAACTGCTCCGATTTATTGAAGAAGAAACAGGGAATACATTTGTAACTCGGTATGAGAAAGACCCAAACAGCAATATAATTCATCGTTACCTTGACCTCCTACAAAACCCTGGAATAGTGCACACCACGCCCCTTGAGATAGGGGAAAACGTGGAAAATATCACCGAAAACAGTAATGAAGGAGACACATTCAACGCAGTAGCTCCAGAGCTCAGTGTACAGGAATCGAGTGGCAGTGTGGACATGCCAAAGATAGCAGATGTGATGAGCCAGTATAAAGCCCTCGCCGTCAATGTTGGACAATCTATTCCTATGTATTATGAAAAAGACAGCGAAGGCAATATAACCAACACCGTCTACTGGAATGCACCATACAAAAAAGACGCTGGGTCCTGGGAAGTTTACCTAGCACCCGAACAGATCACAGCGAACTACGAAAAAATCCACCGAAAAGAAGCATCAACAACCCATGGGCGCAGGGTGGGCACCGTTGAAACCACCGAAACCGATAAATACATCATATACAACCGTTGCGTTGGGAAGCTGATGGATAAAAAAGACCCCGTCATAGCAATAGAAACAAAGGTGTTAGATGTTTTATCCCTCCCTGGTGGTGATGTACCCTATAATGTAGGCGACACGGTCTATATACGAACACGTACCGGTGGCGTAGTGAGTGCTAGGATTGAGGAAACAAAGAAAAACCCTCGCTTACAGGGGCAGAGTAATGTTAAGTTAGGTAATGCTGTCACCCGTACTGCATCATCACGTAGTGAAATAAACCGCCCCGCAGGCATAGATAGCTACACGTTAAGCCAGATATTCGGGGAAATCTCGGATGTATCCGAGAGCATACCAGGAGTGGCGGATGGTAGGATCAATTCGTTATGCCCAGGCATAGCAGATACTAGAATCGGCGCGTTAGCCCCTAGTATAGCTAATACGGTAGTTTCTAATAGATTATCAGAATCTGTCCTTTATAATGGTTCGGGAACTGTAAATAAAGCGACTATTTCAGATCTTGATGGGAGTTCTCAGAAAGTCTATAAAGTGCAGGGGAGGTATTATGTTACTGCTGCGACTGGTACTCCGCAGTTATATATCCAATTAAACGGTGATATTGGTACTAATTATGATAATGAAAGGTTAAGTGTAAGTGAGGGGGTAGTAACGGCCTTGAGTAATGATAATAGTACTAATATCTCTTTATCAGCTGGGGGTGTTGCTACAAATCCAGTAATCATCCTCTTTGATATTACTGTTCTCAATAATAATGGGGGTATACAGGGAGTTCAAGCCCATGTTACCATTAGAGATTACACAACAGGTTCAGTAAGGATGTGTATAACTACCGGAGTTAGAAAAGTCAGCGAACATATCAATAAAATACAGATAGGGGTTGCAGGAAGTGTAACAGAGTGCAATTACAATTTCAAGGTAACAACACCACCAATACCTTAAAATAGGCATTATTATCCTCTAAATTCTGATTTTTTTTGAATTATATTTAAAATTCCTTGTTTTATCAATCAACAAGGCTTTTGGAGATAAGAAAACATGACAAAAGTAGTAATATACAACGGCACAGGCGCCGGCCTGTATTAAGCTTATTTTTAATATTTAAAGAAGGAAAAATGGAGTGATTAGAAAATGCCTATACGGATTAATACGAAATTTGAACAAGTATTCTATAATCTCTACGGCTACAGCAAAGCCGTTTGGGGATATAATATAGCTGAAGACAACGTGGATGGTCCGCAGACACAGAAGGTCCGGAAGTCCTTTCAGAAAATCCAGAAAATAGTTGATGATGGTAAAACAGGGCCTCAGACACAAAAACAGATAAAAAAGGTTATACAAGAAGATTTAAACCGTAAAGGGATTAGTAAGCTTGCTTTGGGTGTTAATCTGGCTGTGGATGGTGTTGATGGACCCGTCACAGATAAGGTTATATTGAAATTACAAAGTCTTAAGGGTTTGAAACAGGATAAAATCCTGGGAATCGTTACCTTAACAGCTTTGGCTTATTATAACAGTACAGGAACTAATATTAGTACTACGGGCTGGGCAAGGATTATCTACACTAGAGATTCTCAAGACAAGAACTACACCTGCGGCCCTTCCTCCTTGAAGATGGCACTCTCTGTATACGGCTATAATTATAGTGAATCCACCTTGGAAGGTTTACTCGGCTCACAAGCGAATATAGGAACCAGCAACGAATCAATTGTAAGTGTAGTAAACACCCTGGGGAAAGGACTTAAGGCGTGGAATGAATCCTTCAAATCATGGGAAACACTTCGGGGCTATTTGGTGAAGGGTTGGCCTGTTATCTTACGAGTGAGTAGTTGGCTTACTCCTGGGGGGGAACACTATGTGGTCCTTGTAGGGCTCAATATTGAGAGTGGACAAGTAGAATTAGGTGATCCAAGTCACAGTGGATTTAGAAGTACTACAATTTCTGATTTAAGAGAGAGGATCAGAAAAGTGAATGTCCCCTCAGTCATTGTGATATCAAAATAATGTTCTCACTGTAAGGGCATTATTTTTCTTTATTGATCCAATCCTGGAGGGCTTCAATTGTAGCACTTTTAATATGCCCCCGTTTATATCCAAATTTCTTAGTAGCATATTCCCTGAATTCTTCTAAGAGTTCTTTAGGTACATTAACATTTAAAGATTCTTCTGACATGTTTCTATTTATGAAGTTAAAAACATATAAACTTTTAATTAAACTATTTAACTACATAACTATATATACTATAAAAGATATAAATAACCCCAATAACCAAATAGGGAACTGATAAAATGGGAATTATTTATACAGCAACTGATAGCAAGGGTAAAATTTATGTGGGTGTAACTACTCGAACACTTGAAGAAAGAAAGTTAGAACATAAATCTGATGCTAAAAACAGGGTAAACAATTGTAACTATTTTTATAATGCTATCAGAAAATACGGGTTTGATTCTTTTACTTGGGCCATAGTAGCCGAAACAGAAGATATGGATCTTTTAAATACCTTGGAAATTTTTTATATTGATTTATTTGATTCTACAAACCGTAATAATGGGTATAATTTAAAATCTGGTGGGTTTAATGGACGGCATTCTGAAGAGAGTAAAAGGAAAATGTCAGAGGCACTTAAAGGTAAGAAACATTCTAAGGAACATTGTCGAAAATTAGCTGAAGCTAATAAAAATAGAATATTTTCTAAAGAAACCCGGCGTAAAATATCAGAAGCAAAACGTGGTAAAAAATTTTCTAAAGAGCATCGACAAAAAATCAGTGAATCTCTTAAAGGCATCCCCAAATCTGAGGAAACTAAAAAGAAAATAAGTGAAGCTAATAAAGATGAGAACCATCCTTTTTATGGTAAAAAACGTCCAGATTACTCTAAAAAAATAGCAGGTAAAAATAATCCATGTTATCGTGATGATTTAGACGATGAAGAAATTTGTTATTTATATACTGAAAAAAATTTATCTACACGTAAAATTGCCAAAATGATGAAAAGTAGTAAAGGGACAATTAGTAATCGTTTAAAAGAAAAATGGTGTAAAAATGAAACCAACATGTCAGCGATATTAATCTCCAGACTGGACCGGTAGAGTTAAAGAACACCCCTACATCATTATTATTTTGTATTTTAAAGTAAATAAATGTTTTGGTATGGTGATTTCGGGGTTACGACCACTACTGACCTTTTAAACAAGATACGTCAGGTTAGCGTGGCTTCTGTTATAGTAATATCAAAATAAGATTAATTTTAAATGGAGATTGTCTGGGATGGGTAATGCGCATATTTGCACTGTCTGTAATGGCACGGGGTTCTTACCCATCCGTATCCGTAAGTTCAACCGACTCGCTGACAGCAAATTATACGAAGAAACACGGCCATGCCCCTATTGTACTGATGGGGTGGTGAACGAGGTTTGATATTTAAAAAAAAGTTATTTTAAGGGGGAATAAGTAAGAAAATGGCACTTGAAAGACTA